TGCCTCGATCTACTTTCCGAGTTGGATGATGGGACTCCAGCCCAATCTCAAAATTATGCAGACCACTCACACGGCAGACTTGTCCATAAATTTTGGCCGAAAGGTTAGGAACCTTATGGACACGGAGGAATATACCAAAATTTTTCAAGACGTTAACTTAGCTGCTGACTCCAAGAGTGCGGGTAAGTGGCAAACATCGAAGGGTGGGGAGTATTTTGCGGCTGGTGTAGGTGGTGCTATTGCGGGTAGGGGCGCAGATCTGCTGATTATTGACGATCCACACTCTGAACAGGACGCGATGAGCATGAATCTTTTGGATTCCTGCTATGAGTGGTACACATCTGGACCCAGACAGCGTCTACAGCCAGGTGGTGCGATCGTTATTGTCATGACTAGGTGGTCCACGATGGACCTGACGGGTCGATTATTGACCCGACAGACCGAATTGAACTCTGATCAGTGGGAAGTTATTGAATTACCAGCCATTTTTGAGGACACGGAAGAGGTTTTGTGGCCTGAGTTCTGGCAAAAAGAGGAGTTGGAGAGTGTTAAGGCTTCGATTCCTGTTACAAAGTGGAATGCACAGTACCAACAGAACCCAACTTCGGAAGAAGGGGCGATTATCAAGCGTGATTGGTGGCAGATATGGGATAGTGAAGCTCCACCTGCGTGTCATTACGTCATTCAAAGCTACGATACGGCGTTTTCCAAGAAAGAAACCGCTGACTACAGCGCGATTACAACCTGGGGGGTGTTTTCTCCAGGCGAAGGTAGTGGTGATGCGATTATTCTGCTCGATGCACAGCGAGGTCGGTGGGATTTTACGGATCTGAAGTTTATTGCACAGGAGCAGTACAACGAATACCGCCCTGATATGGTGTTAGTGGAGGCACAGGCGAGTGGTACGCCCCTGACGCATGAGTTGAGAGCGATGGGTATACCTGTTGTGAACTACAGACCGAGCAGGGGCAACGATAAGATGACTCGTGTTCATGCGGTCAGTCCTGTTTTCGAGGCTGGTATGGTTTGGGCTCCTGACAAAATGTTTGCGGATGAGGTGATTGAGGAATGTGCGGCGTTCCCGTTTGCGCCGAATGATGATTATGTAGACACCACTACCCAAGCTATATTAAGGTTCAGGCAAGGTAACTTTATTAACCTTTATTCTGACGAGATTGAAGAGGAAGTTTACCGTGCGAAGCGCGCATACTATTAGGAGGATCTGAGATGGTTATGAGAAGGGTGAGGGCCGCAAAAAAAGCCGCAAAAGAATTAATAGATAAAGCTAATTTAAGATCTGGCTTAACGGTCACTAAGCCTGGACCCGCAACCACCAGGCGCGTCATGAAAAGAGGTAGAAATGTTAATGTTGCTGCAGGTGGTGCAGGTGCTGCGGGATTAGCTGCTGCAGCTACAAGTGGCAAAGATCCTGAAAAAAAGAAAGCAACTACCAAAAGAAGAACTCCTAAAAACGAAACGCTGTCACAAGCTGCTGAAAGAATTAGAAGGCAGAAAGAAGATTTTGAAAGAAAGAAGCGCAGTCGAAAGCAAGCAGATGATGCCGCTGCTTCTGTTAAAAAAACAAGAGAACTAGCCAAGCAAGCTGCTAAAGATCCAAAGGCGCAAAAACCAGCTGCTCCTGGCAGACCACCAGCTTCATCTGTCAAGCCACCAAAGGCTGACAAGATGGATACAAAAACCAAGGTTACAAAGCCAAAGCCTACTTCTAAAGTCAAAGTTGATTCTCCCAAGTTGACCAAAGTAACAAAGCGACCAAAGGTCACAGGAAAAGGTGAGGATATAAAATCTAGAGATGTCGTTAGTAAGGGTCCGATGGGTGATAGAAGACTAGCCAATGTTACGGTAAAACAGCTAAAAGACGCTGGTCTTTCAACGGGTCCACAAGGGTTGAGAACTTATCTCAATATGTACAACAAATTAAAAAGAAGACCTAAACCATCTGATTTTAAAACTGAGAAAAAAACAAGCAAAGTAATTGGATCTCCTGCAAGCGGTAAGAATCGTAGACCTGGAGGCAAAGCCATGGGAGGCATGATGAAATCTAAAATGTCATCGAAAGGTGGTGCGAAAGGCGGCAAGAAAATGGCTCCCGGCATGATGGGTGGGGGCATGATGAAAGCCAAAGGTATGGCCAAGGGTGGCAAGATGATGAAGAAGGGCTACGCCATGGGTGGCGCTGCCATGAAGAAGAAAGGCTATAAAAAAGGCGGTGCTGCAGGTAAGTTCCCTGATCTTACAGGTGATGGGAAGGTTACACAGAAGGATATTCTGAAGGGCCGTGGAGTACCTGGATTCAAGAAGGGTGGAGCCATGACCAAGAAAGGCTACGCCAAAGGTGGCATGGCCAAGAAGGGTTACGCCAAGGGTGGAGCAGCCATGAAGTCCAAGGGTGGAAAGAAAGGTGGAGTTCGCAGAGGTAAGCCTCGCGGAGTCGGCGTAGCACTGCGTGGATTTGGCAAGGCGCTTAGATAATGAGCAAGAAGATAGAAGGCATTACTAAAGCAATTAAAGTCCTTAAAGATGCAAGCAAAAGTTCTCGCGGCAAAGAATCAAAATTAGAAAAGTCCGCTAAAAAAATTGAAGATATGAAGAAAGACCCTAAATTTATTAGATTAAGAAAAAGGGCAAACGAAATTAGAAAGAAAAAAGGATTACCTACAAAGCCTGAGTTTTCTAAAGGCGGGATGGTAACCAAATGGGAGTCTAAGTGGGGATAAACTAAAACATGCCATACCTCCAAAGCAATATACCGCACTTCAAAGCGTGGGTAAGAAGGGAATACACAGTTAATCACGAGCGATACCATGGTGAATTTCTCCACGCCATGGTTATCGCCGTCACCACTATGCCAACGAGATGCCTGAGTTTTCAGGTGATCTTTACTGGCTGTGAAGCCGATGAAGAAGACGAGCCTAATGTACACGGCGGTGCGATGTGGGCGCGAATGCCTATCACTGCACTAGTTGCTGATACGCCATTTGAAGAGTGGCCTGAACCGATGGCTGTTCATGATGCACAACCATGGGATTGTTCTTCGCACACGCACTCTGTGTATGTGCTTGATCGATGCACTCCATGCCCATGGCTGGCTAAGATCGATGGCGAGTTCTATCCTGCAAAATATTATTTCACTGTGGATTATGCAGAGAATGAGATTGCTGATGACCCCGCACAGCACAAACAATCACACGTTATGGAACTGTTAGATGCAGGACCGTGGACGGGAAATATTGTTGCGCTACCAAACAATCGTGTTAGGGTGACTCATCCAGCCTGGTTTGAGACAGGTAAT